ATTTATGACAATATCATACTTCATACGATATTGTTTAATTTCTGGAATTTCCATAGATGGATATTGAGAACTACATAAATAATTGAATTTATTTTCTACTTCAATATTGTTAATTAATTTATCGACTTCTACAAATGACATGTTTATTGAAATTATTATGTTATTTTTAAAATAATATAATATTTTATTCAATTTTTATCAATTTGTATTTTTTCATTCTCTTCAACAATCATTAATCCAATTGCAGCATAATTATGTAGGTCTATCAATGTATTTTTCATTGATTCATCATTAATAAATAATATAGAATCCTTATTGTTATTAATAGCAGTTTGTATTTTATCTCTTATTTTCATTAAAATTCCAATTATACCAAATTCATCAAATGCATTATCGTAATCCTCGTTTTTTTTTACAAAAAGGTCACTTGCTATTTTTTGTATTTTTTCCAGATGTTCAATACGTGATTTAACCAATGGAGTTAATAATACTTTAGAGTACATATAAATTAATCATATTTTTATGTTTAAATAGTTTCTAAACAAAAAAATGAGCCCCCGCCGAGACTCGAACTCGGGACCTTTTGCTTACAAGGCAAACGCTCTACCACTGAGCTACAGGGGCAGTAAATGGGGGTATAATATATATATTAACGTTTTTTTTATATTAATTTATTTAATTATTATATATGCCAAATTCTACACGTAAAAATTCGCCAAGTAAATCACAAAGACCACGTGTTAAACATAACTCAACAATAAGGTCTATTGGTACAAGACTAGTTAAAGCATCATCCAGAACATATGACGCACTAAATAAAGGAATTCAAAATTTTACTAATCCTAAAAGGAATTATGAAAAAGAAGCCAATGATGCCGCAAAAGAATATGAACGGTTGAAAAAAACTATGATTTATTTAGAAAAAGGATTAGATAACGAATTTAATGGCCACCAAAAAAGTTATGATACTATTAAAAAAAAATTAGACGAACATAACATAAACGATATTCAGTTTTTATTTGTAACCTATTATGAGTTAATGGGTCGTACGGTTGGTCAGGATGATAATACATATGTACCTACATCTGAACCCGAATATGTTTATTTTTTATATGACTTATTTAATGAAAAACATGGACCTGAAAATGAACCCAATGGTGATTATACATATAGACGAAAAAACGAAGACGTTAAAAAACAGGAAAGAGAAGTAAGGCAAATAATTAATACCCGAGAAAAAGAATATAAAAAAAAATTCGAAAGTGGAGGAGGAAAAAGAAAATTAAAAAAAACTAGAAAGAGACGTTCTAGACGGTAGGTGTATATTGCCAATCTAGTTCTTCACAAACTTTTTTCCAAATTTGGTCTTGTTCTAATTGTTTTTCACGGTCCTTCATTAAAGGAATAAATGGTAAATACTGTGTTTGGTCTAATAAGACACATAGTTGATAAAGAGTATATGTGTAATTAAAAAAGTTTGTACGATTTGTAGGGCAATGTATAGCCCAAGGTTTCTGAATTTCAATAAATAATACACAAAGAGTTTCATGTAATTCTTCGCTCATTATTGGAGGTCTAATTCCGAATATTGAATTAATATATTGAATATGTTCAAAATATTTATTATAACCCAATTTACGTAATATTTCACGCATTTTTTCATAATTAAGTTCTTTTGAAATATCTTTAATACGTTCTTTTTTGATACGATTTTTAATATCATCAATGACTTGTTCTGGTATTTGAGTAGTTTCTTTTGCTTGAAATTGTGATAATATTTCTTTAAAGTGATTCAATCTTATGTAAGATGTGTAAGACACTTCATGTGGAGGTTCTTTATTAAGAGGTTTTGAGCTATCAACAATATGTGTAATAAATCTACCACACTCTTGATTATTACAAATAATAATACCATCATCATCTTGAGGTATCATTTCGCCTATTTCGCAAAATATGCAAATGTCAGTTGAGAAAGTAAAATCTTGTGGATTTGTAACTTCATTGCAAACATTTTTCCAATATTGTACTATTGATTTTTTGGATACATTATTTTTAACAATTAATTCTTCACCTTTAACATTGAAAAAATTATTGAGAACGTTCAAGTTTTTTGTTTCGCCAGTAGATATATTTTTTTTTTCTTCAAAGTAGTTGAATAAATGTTGTGAGTTTTTTAAAAAATAATCTTTTTTTTTCTTTTTTAATGATTTAATATTATTAGTTATATCATTTATTTCATCTTTTAATAACATAAATTTATCAACTTGGGTATTTTTAAGCTTTTTAATTTCCGTTTTAAGTTCATCACGCTTCTTTATTAATAATGGTATTCTTTCTTCTTCATCTGTTTTAAATTCTTCTAAAAAATCTTTATGTGTTTTATCAATATTATGTATAACATTTGTTTTTTTCATTCATATAATATGTATAATATCATTTCTATATATTAATTATTTTGAAATATGTAAAAATTGTGATATTATAGTAATAGTAATTTGTATATGGAAAATACAAATACAGAAAATATAAAAGATAAAGATTATTATAAAATGAAATTTATTTTTAATGCAATAGAGCAAGGATGGAGTGTTAAAAAGAAGGATAACTTTTATATTTTCAAAACAAAACATAACAACAAAGAAGAGGTGTTCAATGAAGATTATTTAGAAGAATTTGTTATGAAAAATATGAAATTGAATGGAAAATGAAATTTTTATAAATAATTAAATTAATTAATTGATATTTTTTGAAATTTTTTTCTTTAGTAATACTATACTCAAATGGGAGGTGCTTTGATGCAATTAGTGGCCTACGGTGCCCAAGACGTTTTCCTTACTGGTACTCCAGAAATCACATTCTGGAAGGTTTCTTACAGAAGACACACAAACTTTGCTATGGAATCTATTGAACAGACATTCAACGGACAAGCTGACTTCGGAAAGCGTGTTTCTTGCACAATCTCCAGAAATGGTGATCTTGCTTACAGAACATATCTTCAAGTGACTGTCCCTGAAATCAACCAAGACCTTGATTCCGCCAAGGATGTTTATGCCAGATGGTTGGATTTCCCTGGAGAGCAACTTGTTGCTCAGGTTGAAATCGAAATTGGTGGTCAAAGAATCGACCGTCAATATGGTGACTGGATGCACATCTGGAACCAAATGACCCTTACATCTGAACAACAAAAGGGTTACTACAAGATGATTGGTAACACCACTCAACTTACATACATCACAGACCCTACATTCGCTGACATCAACGGACCTTGCGCCGCTACCGGTGGACCAGCCCAAGTCTGTGCCCCACGTAAGTCTCTTCCTGAGACAACTCTTTACGTTCCTCTTCAATTCTGGTTCTGCAGAAACCCAGGACTTGCTCTTCCTTTGATTGCTCTTCAATACCACGAGGTCAAGATTAACCTTGACTTGAGACCTATTGGTGAGTGCTTGTGGGCTGTCAGCAAGCTTGATGCTGCTGCCTCTGAGGGAACTGTCTCTGTTTCCCAAGCTTACCAACAATCTCTTGTTGCTGCTTCTCTTTACGTTGATTATATCTTCCTTGATACCGATGAGCGTAGAAAGATGGCCCAAAACCCTCATGAGTACTTGTTCGAGCAACTTCAATTCACTGGTGATGAATCTGTCGGTTCATCTTCCAACAAGATTAAGTTGAACTTCAACCACCCATGTAAGGAACTTGTTTGGGTTGTCCAGCCTGATGCCAACGTTGACTACTGTGCTTCTTTGATGGGTGACACTGTCCTTTACAAGACACTTGGTGCTCAGCCATTCAACTACACAGATGCCATTGATGCTCTTCCTAACGCCGTCCATGCCTTTGGTGGTGTTGATGCCACATCTGGTGCTAACGCTGTTATCAACACATCTGGTCTCTTCACTGATGCCGGAGCTGGTGATGCCGCATCTGGATCTACATTCCTTGATACAACCACTCTTTCTGGTGTTTCTGATGCCGGAACATTCGTTCTTGCTGAGACTGCTCTTGACCTCCATTGTTGGGGTGAGAACCCTGTTGTCACCGCTAAGCTTCAACTTAACGGCCAAGACAGATTCTCTGAGCGTGAAGGTTCTTACTTCGATGTTGTCCAGCCTTTCCAACACCACACCCGTGCTCCTGACACAGGTATCAACGTGTACTCTTTCGCCTTGAGACCTGAGGAACACCAACCATCTGGAACATGCAACTTCTCCAGAATTGATAACGCCACCCTTCAACTTGTTCTTTCCTCCCCTACTGTCAGTGGTACCGCCACTGCCAAGGTAAGAGTGTACGCTGTTAACTACAACGTGCTTAGAGTAATGTCTGGTATGGCTGGTGTAGCTTACTCAAATTAAGCGTAATATATTTTAAAATAACAATATAAAAATTAAACTTAAATGATACTATAAATAAATTATGATATCATTATTGAGAATTCTTATTTTCTTAGCATTTACAGGTTTTGTTTTTTCACAAACAAATCAAACCGTCTTAGATTTTATGTTGATTATTGAAAATTTATCATTGGATGATGATGATAGTAACCATGAAATATGGAGATTATTTAGCGATTTCAAAGAGCATTTTAATAAAAAATATGAATCTTTTCATGAGATGGAAAATAGATTTAATATATTTCGTTCAAATATGATTGATATTATTAATCATAATAAGGATGAGAATAACTCATTTAAATTAGGAATAAATCATTTTACAGATTTTACAAACAGTGAGTTTAGGAGATTTAATAATTTGCATGGATTTACTGCACCAAGTAGTAAATATTGTAATGTATTTAAACCAACTATGAATAGTAGTTTAAAGGAAATAGATTGGAGAGTTAAAGGAGCAGTTACAAGTGTAAAGGACCAAGGACAATGTGGTTCATGTTGGACATTTTCAGCAACTGGTGCAATAGAAGGTGTATGGGCGATTGTTGAACAAGATTTAATAAATTTATCTGAACAAGAATTGGTAGATTGTGCAACTGGTTTTAAATATGGTTCACATGGATGTAATGGTGGACAAATGGATGGTGCATTTCAGTTTGTTATAGACAATGGTCAATGTACTGATGATTCTTATCCTTATGTATCAGGTGAAACAAAAACAAGTGAGTCTTGTGGAAAAGAGTGTAATTCTTATGCAAAAATAAGTAAGTGTTATGACATTGAACCCAATAATCAAATCGCATTAAAAATCGCAGTTTCAATGCAGCCTGTTGCAGTAGCAATAGAGGCAGATACATTCTATTTTCAATCATATTCAAGTGGTATATTAGATTCATCTGAATGTGGAACAAATTTAGATCATGGAGTTTTAGTAGTTGGATATGGTGAAGAAAATGGTAAACTATATTGGTTAGTAAAGAATTCATGGAGTGATTCATGGGGTGATAATGGTTACATTAAGATTGCTCGAAGTGAATCTGAAAATGACCCAGGAATATGTGGAATTGCTATGCAACCAAGTTTTCCAACTATTTAAATATTATATTATTAAAAATAAAAATATAAAAAGTTTATATAAAAACTTTATAATATATTGTAATATGTCTACAACTTTGAAATGTACTACACAAAACGATTTATTATTAGAAAATTTAAAACAATTTTATAAAGAAAACGATAATTTAACAAAAATGATATCTGTAATAAATGGAGAATCGAAAATTTCATTGCGGATTGTAGATTGGTTTGTTACAAATTACGCAAAAAAATATTTCACTGTATATGATACAAGTGACCAAAATGGAGAGAAAAAAAGATTTAAGGTACATAATGATTATAAGTTAAAATTAAAAGCGTACAGTAAGAAGCGCTTTGACCCATTTTGTAGATGGGAAAGAATATCTTTTCCATATGATGAAAATAATTTCGTAGAAACAACTATTGGACAATTAAATTTTTTTAAATGGTCAATTGAGAATAATATTATTGATTACATCGAGAATAATTATCAACACATAGAAGGAGATATGAATTCTAGAAATAGCACATCTAAGAAAAAGCATAATAGTGAACATGTAGACATGTCAAAAACGAGAAAAAAAAGAGAAGAATTATCAATATCTGCATGTAAGTGTATCAAAAAAGAATCAGTAAAAATAATAGTTAAATTTAATGAATAAAAAAATTGAAAAAAATTACATTGTAATGATAGAATATATAATATTATTACAATGACAAATAATGATAATTGGGGACAATTTGTGAATATAGAAGATTATAATATAAATTCAGACATATATAACAATAGAAAGAAGAGAAAGAAGAGAATAACATCGACTGTAAAAGACCCGATTATTTATAGTAAATTATCTATTTATTCAATAATATCAGATTTACTAAGTTTTGTAGGTTACGAATTAGAATAATTTATTTAAAAACATCTTGACAAACATCTAAAACATTCATCAAAGATATTCTTTGTTCGATTTCGCAACCTTCTTGAAGATTAAGTTCAGTAACATCAATATTAACAACATTATGATTATTAAGAATTTCACTTATAATAGTCTTTGTTGTTTTTATCGAAAGACCGTTTGCCACTGGTGTACCGGTACTTTTAATATGTATTGGGTCTAAACTGTCAACATCAAATGATAAATGAACAGGATTATTTCCAATAAAATTTCGAATTTTACTAATAACATAAATTATATCACCGCAATCACTTGGTGTTATATATGAAATATTTTTTTCACGAATAATTTTAGACTCAAATGTATCTACATCACGTATACCTATATACAAAATATTTTCAAATGGAAGATAGTTGTGTAAAAACTGTAATTCTTGATGTTTGAATAATCCAGAAAGGTATGCTAATGGCATACCATGAAAATTTTTTGTTTCCGAGCTTGTAAATGTATTAATATCAGGATGAGCATCAATCCATATAAATTTAGGATTCGAATAAGTATTTAATGAATGCGCACCTGTAGCTATAGTCATAGAATGGTCTCCTCCTAGATTAACAACTTTATCATGGTTTATAGAATTATTTTTCAAATAAAGTTGATTTAAATGTTCAAATAAGTTATCACACTGTGATACACTATAAACTTCAGTGTGAGGATGGAGATATTCTCTTAGTATATCGGGAGTTTTTTCTACACCTGATTTCATTTGACCAAACTTATTTTTTGATAAAATTGCTCTGCGAAACATTTGTATATATAATAAAAATGTTTTTAATTACTATTTATCTAATAAACATAGGTCTTTGTTTAGGGTCAGGACCTCTAGGGTCCACTACAAAAACATTGGGTTTATTAGCTACATAAAGACTTTTCAGATTATTTAATTGTGGTTTACATTCGACATTAGGTGTTTCTAAATTATTTGAGCCGATACCGAATAATGTAGATTCAATATCACATGCATTATTTGCTAGAACATCTCTGCATGTTTTTGCAGGCATTAAACCATGTCCAGGTAAGTATGATTTAATTGGTTGTCCATATTCCTTATTTGTATTATATTTTAATGCATCATTGTATTTTTTTTTCTCCAAAGTATAATCTCCAGGAGTATTTCTATTTCTAGTAGAAGCCATCTATATTATAAATTATGATATTTTATTTTTCAGTATTAAATAATGTGTATTTTCATTTGAAAAATCATTATTGAAAAAATCTTTTAAACATAAATGAAATGTATCGAAAAAATCGTAAGAAAATAATACAGCTAAACCAATCTGTAAATCTTGTGAAAACATTTTTGAAGCAGCAGTAGAATATAACTCTTGAAATATTAAATTTTTATGTGTCTTTTCATAAATAAAGTCCATTGTTTTAGACATAGCATTATTATCAAAAAGTAGTTCATCTTTTGTTTCTTCATCTAAATCATTATCCATTTTTTCCCATGGAATATCTAAATTATCTAAATTCATATTTGTTACATTTCTTAAACAATTTCTATAACTACTATTATTACTATAAGTAACATTAATCTGAGAATCATACATATTATTAATATGTATGATGAAAACCATTTATATTATTTTCCATTACTCATTTCACGTGTTGGTAATCCACCGCGTGTCCATCCTTCTAAAGCTAATTCTTCAATTGAGTTAGATGGATTACTAATTCTATCTTTAATATCTTGCATTAATGGATAATTATCATAGTTGATATAACTCTTGTCCATAATAGTGGAAGTACTTTTTCTTTCAGTGATTGTTTCACCGTGGAACAATTGTGATTCTAAATCAGGATTTGATGGTCCTTTTCCTAAATAAGGTACTGTGGCAAAGGGACGTTGATGAAGTTGTAATTTTTCAAAAGAACGTTGCTTTTCAGATTTAATAGATAAAAGAGAATCAACATCTACGATGTTACCAGGTAAACCTCCTAAAGATGATTTAAAATTAACCATATGATTATTAGTGGCAAATTTAACATGGGAATCAGACATTATACTTTTATTGTAATTTTCTAAATTATAATTTCCATATTTTGTATTTGACAGGTTACGTTGAGAATTATCGGATTTATCTGCTCCAATTCTTCCCATGTTATTCAATGTAAAATTTCCAGAGCTCATTGTTCTATAATATAATATATATTAGATTTATTATAGAACATAAATTAATATAAATTGTAATTTGTTAAATTACGTGCACAAGCAAAAAGATTTCCTTCTTTACATGAAACCATATTACCGTAACAAAATTCAGCAAAACCGGTTTGGTCATTTACAATTTGAGTATTTGGATTTGAGTGAAATTGTCGGAGAGATTGTTCAAATACATATTGTTCTCCTAAATCTTTGAATAATTTATCGGAAATATTAGGTTGGTCTGGATTTAAATCTTGAACCATTTGTTTTGATTCTTTCATAATTTTTTCATTTATATCTTTATTAAAGGCGGGAGGTGCAGGTTTTTTCTCAGGATTGAATTCAATATCTGTTACTAAAACATTTCCAAAAGGGTTGGATTTAGTAGGTTCATCAAAAACATCATTTGTTTGAATATTATTCTCCTTTACTATTTCATCAGTAGGATTTTCGAAATTTTCATTTTTTTGAGTTTGATAATAATGAATAATATATATTAGAAATAAAGTAGCTGCTCCAATAATAATTGTTCTAATACTTCTTGTAAATACAAGTGTAACAATAATTAGTAAAATTACTAGTCTGGTTATTGAATTTAACATTTGTTCATATTCCATAGAATCAACTGGAAACAATTCATTGATATCTTTTAATAACACATTCGGATCTTTTCCCCAAAATGGTGTTTTTGGTTCATCGGATGTATTTTCTATTAAATTATTTGAATTATCATAAACGGACATATATAATTATCAAGTATATTTTATAATTATATTTTTTTGGTATATTTATAAAGCATATAACTAGTTTCAATTAACATTAATCTGAAATGTATCACACTTATCATTCTCAGGTACAATTTTTAATACACATTTGGATTTTCTACCTTTTAACGGTTCAACACATCCATTTTCTTTGAGGATTTTAGTATCAATGTTTATTTCTTTTTCACTTTTACATCTTGCTCTAAAATCTTCATATCTATCTCTGACATCATTATACGAAAGATTCGATTTCTTATGTAACATTTTATTTATTAGTTCATGTAAGTCATAAATATATTTTGAAAAGGTAGCTCTAGATTCCATTTTTTTATATGTTAAAGGTAATTTTTTGAAATTTTTCAAAAGATTTTCGCGACACTTACCACATGGTAGTACATATTTCAATTGTAAAATAAAATCTCTGTAATGTTTTTTATCTTTAGAACTTGGTGAAATGGGATAATTAAAACTAATAGTGTGAAGTGCATGCCATAATCCTGGTCCCCATATTGTTGTCATCATTCCATCTTTACTGTTATATTGTTTTCTTGTATATTTTGTTTTTATTTTTTTATTAATTCTTTTTGTTGCCTTTGTCATTTATATATACATATATAGTTTATAGTCTTAAATATTCTATTTATTTTTCTAAATTAAATTATTTTTGGTTTAAGTTAATTTTTTTTTCGAGTTTTTCTAACATCTCTGGTCCGTATAATAAATTGCCAGTTGGTTTATAGTCTTTAACTGAAACAAATTTATTATCTTGTTTTTTCGTATTATTCGGTAGTTGTGATAATGGATTGTTTGGGTCTGTTATATTTTCTTCTTCATTTACTTTTTCAACAAAATTACCACGTTCATCTACAATTACACCCATTTTTTTTTTAATTTCATTCCTGACGTAAGCTGGCACCCAATTATGCCAAGATACAAATAATGTATTTGGATGAACATATTTAATATGAAATCCGTTATTTTCTAATTCAGCTACTAAATATCCCAAACACTCTCCTTTATCATAAATAGGTTCTCCAACTAAATATTCGGGAACTAAATACCATATATGAGTATCTTTATTATATTTATTTTTTGCTGTATATTCGATTCGTTTGTGTATACGATTTAGAATTTTATTAAAAATTGATAATTGTTTCAGATCGCGTTTTTGTTTTTTTTCATACAAATCATCAATGTTAATTTTACTTCTAGATTCTTCATCATTATCTAATATGAATATTGATGACATTTATTATAAATTCAGATAATAAAATATAAATATTTCGGTATATATTAATTTATGGAAAAAGAATTACCTATAATAAAACATGTTGTATTATCTGGGGGTGGTCAATCTATTTTTATATTTTATGGAGTTATTAAAAAGGCAAATGAAGAGGGATTTTGGAAAAATAATGATATTGAATCAATATATGGTACATCATCCGGTGCAATATTATCATTATTTATAGCATTAAAATGTGATTGGAAACAGATAGATGATTATTTAATAAAGCGTCCATGGGATAAAATATTTAATATTAATTTAGATTCATGGGTTTCTCTTATGAATAATTTTGGATTTTTTGAAATTAATGTAATTCATGAAATATTTAAGCCTCTTTTTGCAATTAATGACATATCAATCGATATTACAATGAAAGAATTTTATGAAATAAATAATATCGATATACATATTTATACAACAGAATTAAATAAATTTGAAAGTCTTGATATATCACATACAACTCATCCTGATTGGAAATTATTAGATGCAGTATATTGTTCTTGTAATGTACCATTATTGTTTGCACCATATATAAATGAAGTTAATAATGAATATAAATGTTATATAGATGGAGGTATATTGTGTGATTTTCCATTAGATATATGTTGTGAAAAATATGATAAAGATAACATATTTGCATTAAGAAAAATTAATATACAATCAATGGAATGTATAACTAATGAATCGAATTTTTTTAATTATATGGACTGTATTTTTAAAAAAAGTGGTAATAAATTATTAGAGCAATATAATAATACAGAGATTAATAATATAATTTATGTACACGATAACATGGTATCAGTTGATGATGTATTAAAAGTATCTTCATGTAAGGAAAAAAGAGAAGAAATGATAAATGAAGGAATTAAATTATTTGAAAATTTTTATAGTACTAACTATAAAAAGTCTTAGAAAATTATTCAGTAATAACAGTATTTACAAAGGTGTCTAAAGTGTTTTTTGTAATCTTTGAGTCAAAATCAATAGTTTCATCGCCATTTAATACCATTTTAACTGTTGGAAATGAATCAACTTTAAATACTTCCATTAAATGTCCATTTCTTTCATTGAATTTTTCAGTTTCGGCATTATTTTCATTATCACATTGTATAGACATACAGCTGATTTCATAACCATTTAATGCTTTTTTATTATATTCTTGTTGAAATTTTTCCCATTCAGGTTTTGCAGTAGTGCAATGAGGACACCATGAAGCCCAAAAGAAGTATATTTCTACTTGTTTTTTTCTTTGATTTTTATTTGCGACATCTTTGAATTTACTATCTTGAATTGTTGGTTTACCGTAATAAGAAAATGCATAATAACCTACTAATATAAAAATAATAGCAATAATGACAATTGTAATAATATTATAGTAAGGTTTTAAAAATTTTTGAAGTAATTGAATAATTCCAGCCATATATAATTTATAGTTATATATTTTTTAAATTTTGAACAAATAATTCTAAAACACTTATATATATGGATGAAAATTTAGAAGATTTGTTTGCATATAAAAATTCACCTAAGAAACCGCTACCAAAAGCATCAGATACCAAATCTGAAAAAGAAAAAGAACAAGTAAATGAAAAAGTTGAAATAAAAGATAAAAAATAAATAATATATATATGACTACACCTAGAGAAGAATGGGAAAATAATTTTGTTACTAATATTGATAAAGGTAAATATATGTGTTTTACAGATGAAAATTTTATGAAAGCAATACAAGATGATAAAGAGCTAGCGAAAAAGCTAGGTCCAGAATTTGATGAAAAGGTTAAAAAATTTGATCCAAAAATGGGTTCTAATCATATTTCACAGATTTTAGATGCATTATATCAACTACTTGATAAAAAATTAAATAAACCAGAGTTTGATGACTCATTAAAAAATTATAAACTATATTTAAAAGATTATTTTAATGGTTATATACAATCTATACGGGAAGAATCTGGTGTTACAAATGAAGGAGACCATATAATAATATTTCCTGAAAACTTTCAAACAATAGAAGATGGAGTATCAATGGAATATTTAGACAAATCATTGGAAGAAATTAAAAATGAAAACAATTGGGAAGGAGATAATGTATTTATATGTACAAAACGTGATGACAATAGTTATAAAATTCAATATAAGAGTATTTTTTTAAAGAATGATGAATCAGAAAATGATTCAGAAAATGATTCAGAAAATATAAATTCAACTTAGGCTTAATTATACGTGATAAAAAATTAAATAATATAAATCATATTATATATGGAGTCGATTCCAAATATAATATTTATAGTACCTTATAGAGATAGAGAACAACATTATTTATTTTTTTCAAGACACATGAAAATGATTTTGGAAGATGTATCAAATTATAGAATATTATATATACATCAAACAGACAAACGACAGTTTAATAGAGGTGCTATGAAAAATATTGGATTTATGGTTGTTAAAAATTTATATCCGGAAAATTATAAAGATATTACACTTGTCTTTAATGATGTAGACACAATGCCGTTCACAAAGAATTTTTTAAATTATCAAACAACAAAGGGAAATATAAAGCATTTTTATGGTTTTAATTTTACATTAGGTGGAATTGTATCAGTTGTTGGTGAAGATTTTGAACAAATGAATGGATTTCCAAATTTATGGTCATGGGGATATGAAGATAATGAATTAAATAAACGAGCATTACATAATAAAATTAAAATAGATAGAAGTCAGTTCTATCCTATATTAGACAAGAATATATTAATGTTGACAGATGGTTTAAATCGAGTAGTCAATAAATCCGATTATAATGTATATAAGTCAAATACAAAGGAAGGTATTAATTCTATTATTGATTTGAAATATACAATTAACGATGATACTGGTTTTGTTGATGTAGAAGATTTTAATACACAAAGAGAAGATAACAATTCTACTAGAACTATTCATAATTTAAGTAATGGAAATGTGGTATTTAAAAATAGGAAAAAATATGGAAATGCACAAATGAAAATGGTTTTATAAAACATCTACTTCAATAAATTTGTAGGTAATACCAAAATCTTTTTCTGTTTCCCAAACACCTGATATTTTAATTATAGTATTCATTGAATTTGATTTATTACTTTCTTTCATGTATAGTTTAAGACAATTATTATTCAAATGGTCACTTAATATACAGACGGCATTTTTCTTACAATTGAAAAGTATTTTATAATATTCTAATATGTCTTTCTCTACTCCCGAAATTTGTTGGCACAAAATATTATTAAAATTCTTTTTTTCAAAATATAAAATATTTTTATTATTTACTAAATGTATCGAAGCACCTTGAAACTGAACAGTAAAATAAATACCAATTGTTGTTAAATATTCATTTGAATATAATATTTTAGTAAAAAATCCATCCATAATTGTATTTCGCTTTGTTTCTAAAAAAAACATTTTATCTTTACTGTAGTTATTTATATCATATACAATATTCATTTATTACATTGTATATGCTGCACTTTTTAACTCATTTTTATATTTATTAATAAATTTATTTCTTATCATTTGTTTCATCTTCGGTTTCGTCTTCTTCGATTTCGTCTTCTTTAGTTTCCTCTTCATCTTCTTCATCATTTTCAGTTTCATCTTCTTTATCATCTTCTTCTGTTTCTTGTTCATCAGTATCTTCTTCAGTATTTTTATCTTCCATACCTTCACGAACATAACCAAGTGCACATGCTAAATTCCATAGAATTATAACGCTAAAGAATGCAATAACAAAAATTAACAAAAGGTTTTTTAAACTCATTTTTAATTTCATCTTGTATAATATATATTATATTATTATATAAAATGACAACGGTATTTCATTCAAATAAACCAAATATTCAATGGAAGGGTAGAACATTTAAACAAATAAGTTACGGTATTAAACTAAATAATTATACAATCGGTGATGATATTAAACAGTATTTTAAAGCACGACCTATGAGACAATATAGAAAAGAGATTACGAGTACTGATGTTAAATGTAATCCTAGAATTTCCCTAAAAATAGATCATTTTGATAGACCAGGTGGAACACAAATAACAAACTGTGAAAATAAAGGTTTAGAGAACACACTAGATATCAATTATGAAAATAATACTTGTCAGCATCCAACACCAAACTGTATTCCGGAGCTGTCAGCTGAAAAAAATGCATTACGCAGGGTAAGAAGTAGTGGAATGACACAAAATAAATATAAAATAAATTCTAGAAATAATTATTTTTCTTCAACAACCCAATATTTAAATAATAGAAATCTTTCATTTCAGAACAATCAATATTTTAGTTTAAGAACAGGTGATTCAAATGTTAAACCGGGTAGTGCAAATGCTTTAGAAAATATGTATACTACAAATAGTTTAGGTCATTGTCATAAATATGTATTAACACAAGCAGCACAATTCGAGTATACTTGGATTGATAATACAACTCATACAGTTAATATACCTGCTGGAGAATATGATATAAAACAATTGAATGATTTATTACGAAATGAGATGTATGTTAATTATCATTTTTTTGTAGAAATTCCTCACGAAAGTAAAGTGTTTTTATTAGAATTAAGATACAACTCATCTAATAATAAAATAACAATTTTTTCAAAAGTTGCAAATACTACTATATTTGATACTACTTATTATAAATTTCCAGATATAGATGTTACCGACCCATTATCTGTTTTAGATTGGACAAATAGTATACCTACTGCTCCAGCAAGTGTAAATCCAGTAGTTACATTAAGTTCTAATATTGCAGAATTAATTGGATTCGAAGCAGGTCAATATCCATCCGCTACAAATAATACACAGGACCAATATAATACTGGAACTAAGAGTCCAAAAATAACATCATCTTTATCACAGGTTCATTATAAACCAAATAATCATCAATTTGCAACACAAGGTGCTGTATCGTCAGGTGATTTGATTGCTAGAAAAAAATATGATACAATAACAACAACTGGTTCATCTTTTAGAACAGCTTATGGAAGTCATACAGCAAATGCTTTAGCATATGGTGTACAAAGTAGTGGATATACTATTAAAGACAAAGTTGGATATCCTATGAAACAAACTCCTGTTTTTTCTAAGTATTCTAATATAATGAAGAGATGTACAGTAAGAAAATTTACAAATGCAATTTAAATTGTTTCATTGATGAAAGAGTTTGAAATGTTATAATTATAATCTATATCATGTTTAATGCACCATGATATACTTTTTTGAATATTCATTTTTACCATATTATCAAGTTTATCTGATTTATTTTTATATTCTATACAGTTAATAGTATTAGTAATTATTTCGATTTGTTGTTGACCAAATACAGAATTAAATTCTTCCAATTTATTTAAAAATATATTTGAAATTGTACATTTTAAAAATCTTTTTGTATATTCTTCATTTTTAAGTAATAGTTCAAAACAGTTATGTAAATGATTATAAAATGTTTTATTATTATCAAATATAAAATTTTTACATACTAAATATTTTTCGGAATTTGCATATCTACTTGTTTGTGGTTTTGTAATATAAACATTTTTATAAAATGAACATAAAATATACATTAAATCAATAGTAGATTGCATAAAACAATCAAATATTTTTAAAATGAAATGACCACCTTTCTTTTGTAAACATAATGCATAACAGATTTGAGCAAACAATAATCGATTTGTATTTATTTCTTGATTATCGAAATCATTTGAAAAATCAAAACCGCCATCGCCTGTAATAATATTCATAGATGAACCATATTTGTTAACACAATATTCAAAATTATCAATAGATAAAATATTTCCAGTATTATCTATACCATTTTCAATTTTAACATTAGTATTATTTTTAAGAAACTGTTCGCTTTTTTTCCAAGCTGGTATATTTACATCATGGATATCATCTAATAAAGTAATACCAGTGTATATATCTTGTGAATTTTGTCTTTTGTTAACAAATGCTTCTATAAAACCACCTGGTCCTTCTGCAATATGAAAAGTTTTTATAGGTGCGGAACTTTTATTAATTAAATTAAATGTAGTTATTATTTCAATCATTTTATAATATGAACGAGATAATGGTTTATAATTAGAGATGCATTTTGATTTATTTGGTGGTATTGTGTTTATAAATTCAAATGGATTTGTATATTTTTTATATATATCCCATTCTTTTTCATAATCATTTATTTTATACTTCATAATATTCAAATATTTTGATAATGATTGAGATATTACAGCCGTTTGAATATCCATTGAAGTTTCACAGTTTAAATATTCAAAAATGTTATAATGAACATTAGGTAATAAGAAGTATATCATTTATATAATATAAAATTGAAGGTTTATATTATTTTAATGAGTAATATAAACATTATTATATTATATCATTTATGATTAGAGAGTTGATTGTTAATGGGGAATTATTATTACAATTATCTCCAAGTACAATTTCAAATAATGATGAATTAATATTAAATAAATATATAAATTCAGGTACATTTTCAGCTGTATATTCTATTGAAAATAATTCTGCTGATGTAATACGTATTCAACATAATAAAGTTGATAATACTATTAAAGAATATGAATTAAATGGACTTAAACTTCAATGGAAGTTACAAAACTGTAATTATGTGTGTAGACTAAGAGAATATGGTACATATAAAATAGTTAATGATAATTTATCTAAGAAAATTTTAAACGAAAAAATATTGAATATATCTACAGAAATTAATGATAATATTGAAGAGAATTATGGATATTATGGTATAATTGAGAGAATGAATTGGAGTCTATTTGAAAGAAAAAATAAAATGATGAAACCAAGCGTAGAAAACTTTTGGTTAATTAAAAAAATAACAAAACAGATTTTGGAATTTTTGGAATGTTCACATGCTATTAATATTGCACATTTAGATATAAAACATGAAAATATAATGTTTAATAATTGTGATAATGTAAGAATAATAGATTTTGGATTTTCATGCATTATCGGTTCAAAATTAAATGTAATTCTTGGTACACCAGATTATATACCTCCGGAGCATTATTTAAATAGAGATATTGAGGAATTCAATATAATTATAACAGGTAAAGAAGATATATGGGCACTTGGTATTTTACTATTGGAATTATTATTAAGTAGATTTATAGAAAAAGGGTGTAATGATAATAATTATATAAAATTGGCTCATATGTACATGTATGATAAAGATAAACATCTAAGAAATGATATTATAGAAATATGGAGAAGATATAGATTTTGTTTACATGATATAAATATAAGAGATGATTTCTATGATTTTATTGATATGATAATACACATGTTAGATACTATACCTGAAAAAAGATTTACAGCAACTCAATGTTTAAATTGTCCTTGTTATATAATAGAAGGAACTGCTCATATTATATAATAATTAGTCTTCATCTTTTTGAATCTTAATTTTTCTTTTTTGTTTTGTTACAGTTTTTTTCTTTTTTCCTTGTTCTGGTTTTTCTTGAGGTTTTTCTTCTTCAGGTTTTCCTTGACTTGGGTCTTCTAATAAATTTACTTCTTCTGGATTTTTCTTCATAAAATTTTGCATTATTTTATCAGCATTAACATTATTTTTCTTTTGGAATACAAAATATTTATTCATAAAGGATATTGTTTTCTCATTTGCTGTCATCTTGTTTGCATTTTTATATTTAATTGTAGATTGTGGATTTTTTTTAATTTCCGATTCCATTATATTAAACATTTCATAAAATGAACCAGTTGAGTTAGGCATTCCAATTTGTTTTGCTTCATCTTCATTTATTAAAAAGAATCCATAATTGCTCATAACTTGTTGAAAATATTCAAAATTTACTAAGTATTCTTTAAAATGTTTACCTATTGTACTTTGATACACACTTATATCATAACCCAATGATGTTTCATTTGCAGCAAAACCAGTCTGGTCATATAATTTAGTTAATTCAAATATTTTTTCATCATCATTTTTTATTATAAATGATTCATTTTTCTGTTTATCACTTAAAAGATTAAATACTTTTTCACCATCATAGCATGTTCCTATAAAATAGCCATTGAGTTTTGTACATTCTGCTAAGTTTCTTACAAAATTGTGTAATGTTTCCAATGTTTCGAAAAAGTAGTGCATAGTAAATTGAGATGAAACAATATTAAATCCATCTTGACCATCACCATATCTTTTATAAACTGCACTACCCAATGTAGTTGGGTCTTTAGGACCTTTACCAAAAATTGCATTGGATATCTCTTTATCTTTCTGACTACCAAATGGGGATTTAAATGCGTCTCCATTTCTAATATTAAGACTGCAATTACCATTAACAAATAAAGCAGAAGGTATGTTTTTTCGTGTTTTTGAAAAATCTAGATATCTAGCACATGCTCCATCTAATCTATTATGTATATTATCACGTGAAATATCAATACCATATACAAAAGATAAATTAGACTTTGACCACTTGTGTAAATCTCCACCTTTTCCTACCCCGAAATCCATTAATGTTTGTCCTCTACTAGATACACTACTAATTAATTTATTTTTAACAAATAGATTATGAAAATCTCTTAACCCTCTTGTATCATTCACATTCTTTTGTTTTCTATTATAATATACATGTTGGTCAGCGGTTTGTTCTTCATCAAAATAAGAATCTAAATGATGAGGTATATTTATTCCTTTAGACATCATTTCTTCAGTAATAGGATAGTGAACCAAATTCCAATTTTCATTTGAAACTACATATGGATTTCCGTAATTCTTTTCACCGTTTCTTAATTGTGATGTTTTATCGTATCTGACTTTTAAAGGAATCCATTTCCAACCACTTGATGCATCTATATTAAATTCAAATTCAACAATCATGTTATCTTCAATTTCTTCATTATTTTGAGATTGTATTGTCATATTATTTCCAGATTTTGTTAACATGATATTGGCAATATATGCATTTGGGTCAAATGGGTCTGTTGGTTGAAACGGTAATGCTTTATAAGTATCGTTTGTTTTTTCATATTCTTTATCTTGATGAACTACTTCATTAATGAGGTCATTGAATGGATTATAATAACCATCCCCAAATTTGTCATTTCTCTCGTTAAATCCACTTCTAAGAATCATTGTTTTATATTTTTTAACATCATTCATAGTTTGTAAACTTTGACCACTTTCAAAAATATTACTTATTTTATCTTTTCCAGTTTCATCTTTTTCCAAAGATACTAGAAAGTCAAATGTAATTGTTGGTTTCCATTTAAGTGAATAATCCCATAATTTTTTAATAGGTTGAGAAGCATTTTCACCATTATTACTTCCTACACATTTATCCATTGGTGTGAATACTAAACCATCAGTTTCATATGGATATCTGCTTTCATCTTTAATATCATGTATAATTTGAGCACAACCCTCAAATATTGTTTTATTATTTGTACTTTCGAATTTTTTTGCTTTTATTGTAAAGTCTGTATTTTCATTTAATTTTATTTCAGCAACAAAATTATTTAATAATTCTAATCGATATTTTTTGGGTTTTTTCTTATTTTCATCATTGTCCGGTTCATCATTAGTTTTAAGAAATGTATAATCTCTTACACTTTCTTTATCAATATAGTAAATATCAAATGCTGCATATAAGTTCATTTTTTTCCCTTTTTTATCCTGAATAATGTATTCACCATCTAGAATTGAATTACACAATTTCTTATTTCTATCAGGATCATTTAATTGCGCACCGGTATAAACAACTTTCATATTGGTATCTATCATATACACTTTTCCAGTATTATCAATATATAATAATCTACGTTCTCCATCGGCCTTATCTGTAACTGTATAATTAACTCTAATATTAGGTCCATCAATGGTTTCGTCGCTCATATCTTGAATATGCTCCATTCTTAAAGTTTTCGAGTTTGGTCCAATAAAGTTTTTACCAACAATATATTTATTGTCATATGATGGTCCATGTATCATTTTCATATAATCATTTTGTACAATTTTCATATCAGGAAATGATATTGGATATTTACATTGTTGTATTCCACATAATACTATTCTCATTGTTTTTCGTAATAAATTTTGTATTCCTTTAATAGTTTGGTATTCTTTTTCACCTAATTTACCTATTCTACTATTATCTAATTCCATTTCAATTTCGTATTTATAATCATTTGAATCAAGTAATCCGGAATCACTCAATCCATATGATTTCATCATATTTCTTTGACTAGTCTTTGACATTTTGATAATACTTAAATCTGCAAATATTGGAAGTTTCTCATGATAAAATCTAACACGATTTAATAAACGAAATTTCTTTTTAACATCATTCCAATTTTCTATTATCGATTGTACAAGATTATGATTTTTATTATATATTCTTTCCAATTGATAAGATACACGTACATTAAACTCATTGAAATCTGCTGAAGAAATAAGTACTTCTGCACCATTTTCCAAATATTTTGGTCGCTGCTTCAACGTAAATTTTAATTTAGAATTTACTTCTTGACCATTATAATGAGCTATTAATTTTTCTAAGCTATTTGTGTCACAATACTGTTTAATTGCATCACTTCCAATAACTTCTGCACGTATATTTGAATCTCTTATTTTTCCGGTATTAACATCTTTAAATTCATGAAAAATACGTAAACTATGAAAATTTTCTTGAAACTTAAATCCATGATTGCAAAGGGTTTGTGCAACATTATCATAATCTATTTTAGAAACTTTAGAAATTTTATGATCATTACCAAAACGCATTTCTATTTCATTTGTTAAACCATCAGAACGCATCATAGGATTACTTTCTAAATATTGTTCAATTATGATATCTAAGCACTCTTTTGCAGTTTTTTTATTTCCACCTGATTGTTCATCCATAATTAATAGTATATAATAGTTTCATATATTATTTTAACTAATCAATTTTTTCAAATATTAGCATAATTCCATTTTTATCTTATAATTAATTTCATTATATAAAGTATTTTTATCCATTTTTTTTGATGTATCAATATTAAATAATTCTGCAATATCTTTTAGGTCTTGTATTTTATAACTGGAAACACTATTTAACGGTTTTTCTGGTGTATTTATTAAATAATATTTATATTTAATATCTTCCATACATGGTTCTAGTTCTAGCGAATAATCCGTTTTTTTACTTATGACAATTGGTTTATCTTCATGTATATCTGGTAAAATATCTATATAAACATTTGAATAAACAACTAAAATTTGTCTTTTATAATAAATTGCAAATCCATATAACATTTCAATATTCATTAATTGATTTGTCATCATATCTGAGATTATATTTTGAATGTTACCATTAGTAAGCTTAACATTTATATTTTTCATACGTTTTATATTTTGCGAGAATAATTCAGCAATTTTTTGTTTTTCCGCAATAATAATATTTGTAAAGTTACGACATATTAATTCATATTCAAGAAAACCATTTATTGCTATATAAATGCACCAAAATAATGAATCTTTTTTATCAGGCGTATATGAATCTTTTTTATCAGGCGTATATGAATCTTTTTTATCAGGCGTATATGAATCTTTTTTATCAGGCGTATATGAATCTTTTTTATCAG